TATTCGGGGCAAAATGAAAATAGGAGTTGGTGGTTGTTCTCATTCTTTTCATGGTTGGGGTAATCCTTGGCATTACTACATGGGTAAAAAATTAAATGCTGAAATAATTAGCAGTTCATCCCGTGGGGGCGGAAACGAAATAAATTTAGAAAAAATTAAATTTATTTTAGATAATCATAAAATTGATTTTTTTGTTTACCAAGTGACAGAACCGTCAAGAATGGTTGTTGGGGACAATAATTGCGAACAGCCACACGACTTACATAATCCAACTTTTTTTAACGATGTTAGTTATCGTACTTTTAACTGTATCGGGGGTGTATATGGAGAACATGAGGTAGAAAAATTCTTTTCAGAAACTTTTGTCCCGTCCAAATACAATACTGATTACAAAATTTTTCATACAATGATGAGTATGAATCAATTGTGTGATTTTTACGGAGTTAAAATTTACTTTTTTAGTTGGTTTGTAGATTTACATGAAATGGCCAAAGAATCAAATTACACAGAAGTAATGAGTAAGTTGAACGTTGTTAAAGGATATGTTAATAATTTTGTGACTAAAAATAAAATAAACTCAATTCCTGGAGACTGTCATTTTGATTCAGATGGACATAGAATTATATATGAACAATTTATACATCCTCAACTACAAGATTTAATTCATAAAAAAAAGAAATTATTTTAAATCATTAGACATTTTTGTTTCCAAAAAAATGGTTAGTTATTTGGCACTACATAACTATTTATATTACTGAGGTAAAGAGTAAATTTAGATTATGGCAGAACAAAATATGACGGTTTGGCAAAGACTGTCACAAACATTTGGACCTAACTCATTATTAAATCAAGATTATCCAACATTCAAGTTTGATAAAAAGGAACTCCTACGCACAAAGAGTAGAGAGGAATATGAGAAAGAAAAACTTCAAGCACAACAAACATATTATCTTACCAATCAATGGGCTAAGGTTGAGAATAATCTTTATTCTCAAGCAATTTATTATGAACCAACGAGACTATCCGCACAATACGACTATGAATCGATGGAATATACTCCTGAGATTTCAGCGGCTTTAGACATTTATGCTGAAGAATCCACCACCACAAATGAAGATGGATTCATACTACAAATTTATTCAGAGTCAAAAAGAATAAAGGGAGTACTCGCAGATTTATTCAACAACGCTTTAGATATCAACACCAACTTACCAATGTGGACACGTAATACATGTAAGTATGGAGACAATTTCGTCTATTTGAAATTAGACCCTGAGAAAGGAATTGTAGGATGTCAACAATTACCAACTATAGAAATTGAAAGACATGAGGTTGGTGCAAGTGGTAAAATTTCTGTCGATGTAAAAAATGAGGTCGATAAGGACAAAAAAGGATTACACTTCACTTGGAAAAATAAAAATATGGAATTCCAATCTTGGGAGATGGCTCACTTCAGATTATTAGGTGATGATAGAAAACTTCCTTATGGAACGTCTATGTTAGAAAAGGCTAGACGTATTTGGAAACAATTATTACTTTGTGAAGACGCTATGTTGATTTATCGAACATCAAGAGCACCCGAAAGAAAGTTATTTAAGGTCTTTGTCGGTAACATGAACGATGATGATGTAGAAGCGTATGTACAGCGTGTTGCAAACAAATTCAAAAGAGAACAAGTTGTAGATAGTAAAACAGGAAACGTAGACATGAGATTCAATCAAATGGCCGTTGACCAAGATTTCTTTATTCCTGTTCGTGATCCGGCAGCTCCAGATCCAATTACTACATTACCTGGAGCAACTAACTTGTCTGAAATTGCCGATATTGAATATATTCAAAAGAAATTATTGACGGCATTGAGAGTACCTAAAGCTTTCTTAGGATTTGAAGAAGTGGTAGGTGATGGTAAAAATTTGGCATTACAAGATATCCGATTTGCCCGTACAATCAACAGAATTCAAAAGAGTATGGTTGCAGAACTTAATAAGATTGCAATTGTACACCTATTTTTATTGGGATTTGAAGATGAATTAGAAAACTTTACAATTGGATTAACAAATCCATCCACACAAGCAGATTTATTGAAAATTGATGTTTGGAAGGAAAAAGTATTGTTATATAAAGACTTAGTTGCAGATCCAGGAAATGGAATTCAAGCTACCTCATCTACATGGGCCAAGAAACATATATTTGGATGGTCAGATGATGAAGTTCGTTTGGATTTACAACAACAAAGAGTTGAAAGAGCTGTAGGAGAAGAGTTAAAGGCGACTCCGACAGTTATAACAAAAACAGGATTGTTTGATAATATAGATAAACTTTACGGAAGTGCCACAGGGGCAACACCAACCGCAGGGGCGGCCACTACAATGGATGGAGGGGAAGAATTAGGACCTCCACCATCATTCGGTGGAGGTAGTGAGATTCCTGGTGGAGACCTTGAGACAGCACCGGCTGGAGGTGGAGAAGAAGCTCCTCCCGCGGCAGAAGTAACTCCAGAATCAAGGAAAAAAGACATGAACATTTTAGTGGAAAATAATTTAATCGAAGGGTCGCAAATAATAAATTTGGGTCAAGCACAAGATTCTTTGGGAGAAATTTCAAAACACTTAGATAAGTTATTAAACTCATAATATTTATTGTAAAAAACACAATGACCTTCGGAACAATAAAATCCCTAATTGAAAAAAATCTCTTGGAATCATACAAAAATGAAACTGAATTCAAGAAGAGTTTACGAGAATTCAAACACAACGTTTTGAGTAATAAAGGTATGTCTAAAGCATATGCGATATATGACCAACTGAGTTCACCTCAAGGATTAAGTGAACAGGATGCGAAGGATTTTATAGAGGAGGGGATTTCTCTGTTAAATAAGATTTTACCAAGTATTAAACTTCCGATTAGTCTTTCCGAAAAAACTGAAAACAATTATACTGAAATTGATACATTAGTTTACAGCCAAGGAGTTAATTTACTTGAAAGAGTAAATGCAAAGAAAAATATTCTAAAGGTTATCACGTCAACTAAAGAATCTATTAAAGAAAGTATACATATCCCAATTAGTTCTATGGTTGCGGTTGCAAACCAAACAGTTAATAATTACATACTTAATTTAGACGAAAATTCTAAAAAAGAATTTTTTCAAATAGTTTCTGAGGATACCAAAACTTTGGAAACAAAATTTGAGACAATCAAGGAAAGTGCAATATCTAAATTGACAGCACTCCAAAATAGTGAAGATTCACAGGATATTAAAACAAAAATTTCAGAAACAATTGACAAAGTTAAGTCTGAAAAATTTGACCAATTAAATTTCTTAAAATTAAAAAATTTAGAAGAATCAATTTGATTGGTCTTTAAGACTTTGAATATGTTTCGCCTTCAGAATCTGTGCTCTTCTAAGTACAGATTTTTTTGTATATTCACGTTTCTCAAATAAAATTTGATTTTGTTTTGTTTTGATTACTTTTGACTTTAGGGTTTTGAGAGCCTTCTCAATGTTATTACCCTGATTAATTTTTATTATTATCATATATTAAAATATCTCCAAATATAAAAAAATTTTGACATTTATGTATATTATGTATATTATTTCATTAATAAACGTACATAATATCATTATTAATGAAAAAAGGAAAAAGTGTTAAACTTAACCTGTTCAACCCCATCAAGTCCCAATATGGGACAGTAGACTCCAAAAACTTAAAATCGGTTTATATAAATATTCAATCATGGGTCACACCAAAAGAAGAATTGGATAATTGGAATCGAGTTGTATCAGGTTTAGGGAGAGAAATAAAAAATTCAGTTTTCGAATCAATCGATTCAAAAATTTTTCAAGAAAAAAATATTGTTGATTTGGACCTTCGGACAAGTGGAATATCAAAAGGAAAGAAATCATTTTTCAATTTGGAAATCAACCTATATACCCTACGAGAAATGGATTTTAAGTGTGATGAGATTAAAGAGTCTATAAAAAATATTGTCAAATCAATCTACAAAAATAACGTAGTTCAGAACAAATACTTTGAATTTTCAATTTCTAAAAAAGACGAAATTTAGCAAACTATCTGAATCCGTATATTTATCTTAAAAGATTAGATGAAAAATTTAAGAATTTTAGAAGCTAGCGAACTTGGCCACGGTATATTGATTGAAATGGATGCGGGTTGGGTTTCTCCAAAAGATACTCAGAATATTGACATTCTAAAAGAAGCGTCCAATTTAGATTATAGAAATCCATTTGAATTTTATGCAGTTCTTCAAAAATATGATACCCCAAATAGAAATGGTAGGACATATCCTGAAAGGATTTTGAAACGAGAGGCGGATAGATATAAACAATCTATTTCTAAGGGATTGTCAACATCTGAATTAAATCACCCTGAATCATCATTAATAGACTTAGACAGAGTATCTCACATCATCACAGATATATGGTGGGATAAAAATATACTCATGGGAAAACTCAAATTATTGACATCTCCAGGGTTTCACGAAAGAGGTATAGTTTCAACAAAGGGAGACCAAGCGGCAAACTTAATGAGACAAGGAGTTACTTTAGGTATTTCTTCAAGAGGTGTTGGGTCATTAAAAAAGGTTGGAGAAAGAAATGAAGTACAAGATGACTTTGAATTGATATGTTTTGACTTGGTATCGTCTCCTTCAACTCCAGGAGCTTATTTGTTTACAAATCCTGATGAACGAAGTAAGTATGAAGAAAATTTAGAGGAAGAAAGAAAATCTAAACAAAATAATGAGTATGCTGAAAAGTCGGTTGACTTAATGAAAAAATTAGACGATTTTTTAAGAAAATAAAATTATGGAAGAAAAATATTTTGTAGCAAAAATTCAGTACGATTTTCCTGATGAAAACACAGGTAAGATTAAAAAAGTCAGAGAAGAGAAACTGGTAAAAGGTTACTCTGTTACAGACGTGGAAGCAAAAGTAACCAAGAAGTATGAGGGTTTTACTCATGATTGGAGAATTACCGCGGTGTCTGAAAGTAAAATCGACGAGGTGATTGAGTAATCAACATTATTAAACTGAAACAAATGAAGTGGTCAATAGACCACTTTTTTTATTTTGTGGGTATTGTAAAATGACTTTTTTTAATTTTGGTACTATTTATATGATAAATTAAACAATTTTTTTCTATGCAAGAAAATAAAAACTTAGTACAGGAGGCGTTAATTCAAATGAGAAATGTTGAAGAAGCAATCGCCCAAAACGCAAAAGGAATACTTGCTTCTACTATGAAGGAAGAAATCAATCAGTTAGTAAAAGAATCTCTATCAGAACAAGACATGGAAGATGAGGTTGAATTAGATACAGACATCGATATGGATGTACCTGTTGATAATGAAGATGATATGGAAATGGACATGGATTTTGACATGGACATGGATATGGATTCAGAAGAAAGTCCAATAGATTTAACTGACGCATCTGACGAAGAAATTCTGAAAGTGTTCAAGGCTATGGGTGAAGAAGATGGAATTATCGTTAAGAAAGACGGTGAGGACATTCACTTGAGCGATACTGACACAGATTCCGAATACTTAGTTAAGCTTGGTGAGTCTGAAGAAGACGAAGAAGAATTAGACGAAGCAATGCACATGGATGAAATGGATGACATGGATCTTGATACAGAAGATGTTATCAATGCAATTTTCTCTAAAGATGGCGATGTTGAAGACATCGACATGGAGGATGAAGAAGTTATGTACGAAATCGAATTTAACGAAGAAGATGACGACATGATGGAAGAAGAAGACGACATGATGGAAGAAGAAGATGATGACATGATGGAGCAAGAAGATGACGACATGATGGAACAAGAAGATGACGACATGATGGAAGAAGAAGATGACGACATGATGGAAGAAGAAGATTTGGACGAATCTTACAACCACAGAAGAGCTGTTAGAGAAGGTAAATCGACAGTAAAACCTAAAGGTGTTGGAATTGGGTCTGGG